GTGACGACCTCCGCCCCGGTGCGTTTGTTCCTGTAGACGTTCATGGGTGCCTCCTATCAGGTGGTAATGATGCGGGCAAAGGCGCCGGGCACGAGGATACCCCACCCGATGTAGCACTCGCCGCGGATGTAGATCTGGTTATGACCCTTCAGGTCGCCGGCCTCCGCGTCGTTGTCGGGATTGCCGTACTCGATCACCTCGATGGAGATGTCCTTGGCGAAGCCCCAGCGGAAGAAGTCGCGGAAGTTGCCGACGATGGCGCGATCCTTCGTGCCGGTGCCGAATGAGACGGTGCTGTTGGTGTCGACGGGCAGACCGTTGATGACGCCGGGCATCCCGCCCCAGCCGAGCTCAGGGAAGAGAGGCTCGTTGCTGTTGCTGCCCTTCTTGAGCTGCGAGAGCGCGGTGCGGAAAGCGGGCGCCATGGCCATACCGGTCACGTCGTGCTCGTTGCCCTGCACGAGAGCGATGGCGCTGTCAACGTCGGCGCTTGCGTCTGCGGTCGTGGTGACGGTCTGCGTGGCCAGCGAATCAAAGTGATTCGTGCCTATGACGCTCGATGCAGTGCCGGTGCGCGGATTGAGACCATGGAAGCCGCCGATGTCCAGGCCGCGTGCGGCCTTGGCGGCGAAGCCCTCGGCGAACTGACGCAGAACGTCCATCTGGTACTCTTCGGAGCCGATCATAAACTCATCGGAGAAGCGGGCGCCGTACTCGAACTTGTACGGGCGCACGACGACCGGGGCGACGGTGACGCCGCCGTTGACCTTCGCGCCGGACTCGCCGACGATCGACACCTCATTGTCGAAGTTGAAGGTGAAATACTCGTTGCCGTTGAAGGCAACAGGCCGGGCCGCGCTCAGGCGGGCGAGGCTGGACTTGCCGCGCACGAGATTGATCATCCCCTGCGCGATTTCCGGGGGCAGCAGAGCCCCTTTGTTGACAACAGAACCCATATTAGTTCCCTCCTAAATTGAGATCGGCCAGGACGGAGGCAAAGGCCTCGGTCGGCAGGCCGTCGTGATCCGCCGTCTCTTTTCCCGCCGTCGCACGCCGGGCGGGCTCATGGCTGCGGGACGGCTCCGCGCCTCCTTTTTTGTCCGAAAAGAGCGCTGCGAGGGTATCGGCGTCCTTGCGGAGCTCGTCCTCCGTCTCACCGGTCAGACGGGCGGCAAGCTCGGCCGGGAGGCCCTTTTCCATGGCGATCCGCGTTTTGGCGAGGTCGGTCCTCGCGCCCTGGAGATCCTTCTGCAGCTGTGCGATGGTGCTGTCTTTCTGCCCGCTCGTCTGCTTGAGCGCGGCCAGGTCGGCCTTGATTTGCGCGTAGTCCGCGAAGGGGGCGACGGCGGTACGCCGCTCGCGCTCCAGGCGGCTTTGGATCGCAGCGTCAAATTCTTCCTGTGTGGTGATGGGTTTGAATTCGGACATGTTGATTCCTTTCCCCTCTTTTGGTGAGGTATCCCATTTTTTATTGCAAACGCAGGGCTCGAAAGAGCTCTGCGTCAACAACTCATTGTTTGGCCGCTCGTGCGGTCTTTGAAGGTATCGGCGGCCCAGACGGCGAGGATCATGCTGTCAAGCAGCGATATGTCCGCGCCCTCCAGGATGGACTTATAGCCGAAGCCGCCGTTGCTCCCGATCGGACGATGATCGCAGTTTTCCACAATCTGATTCACAGCCGGCTGCCCCATGTGGCAGATCGTCTCTCCGAAGATCTGCTGCTCAAAAAAGGCGTTCGCCGTGATGATCTCCTTCACCGTCGGGAAATAAGGCTTCTGCACCTTCGCGGCCTTCAGGTCGTCCGCGAGGAGCTGCTGCCCGCTCGCGCCGTCCACGATGATGCGTTTGGCGTGCCCGGCAACATGGCGGCAAAAATCGACGATCCAGGCGTTTCCGGCGCGCGTCTCGCGCCTGTCCACCACCTCGGCGAAAAAGCGCCCGTCGGTTGTTCTCGCTGCCACCGCGAGGCTTACGCTGTCGGCGTCCTTGTTGTATTTGATGCCGATATAAAGCCGCCCGGTCAGTTCCGGAAGCGCTTCGCATTTCAAGCGCTCCCACTCCTGCCGGGTGAATATGGATTTCAGGTTGTATTCGATCCAGAGTCCGAGACGCTGGATGTTGAAATCGAGCGGATCCTCGCCGATCTCGTCGGCGATCGTGCGCTCCGTCAGCCCCTGACCGAGGCTCGGATTCGTTGCATACCAGGCTTCGCGGTCCCACGGATCCGCGTGCTCGCTCACGCTCCACTCGGCCCAACCCGCGTTGCGTGCCTGCCCCTTGCGCACCTGGTCGCGGAAGGTCTTGAACACCGTCCCGGCGCTGTTGGTAGTGGGCGGCGTGCCGGTGTAGATGGTTTGCGGATTCTCGGAGGCTGCGATCGTGTATTTCAGAGCTGCGTCCTGGTCGGTGGTCAGCTCCTGCGCCTCGTCGTAAACCAGCAGGTCGAAGGACTCGCCGAGGCCGCCGCTGCTTGTGCGTGTGCGAAACTCGATCTTCCCGCCGCCGTCCACCTCAATGTGCTCCTTGCCGCGGGCCTTGTACGACGAAACGACCACCAGCCCGGCCTTTTCGACCCGGTCAAGCAGTCGTTCCCATGCAACGTGTGCGGTTGACGTCAGATGTGCGGTATGGATGATCTTCTCGCCCCGCTCCAGGCCCTTAAGCTCCCGTATCAGGACGATCTCGTTTTTGCCGTTCTGTCTCGGTACGGCAAGGCCGTATTTGGTGTGTTTCCACAAGCCCTTCGGTGTCACGGCCATCAGGTCCTTGACCTGTATCGCCTGCCACTTTCGCGCCTTTCGCCCGGTGCACTCGTACAGGGCGATCGCCTCCGGGCCGAGGCTCTTGCTGTATGGCTGCCGCGCCGAAAAGGTCGGTTTCTGGCTGCCGATGCGTTTGCGAGGCATATCAATTATTTGGAATCATTGTTGCGAGCCTGTCCGCAAGGTTGGCAAAGATATCTGCCATTTTGTATTCCGGATCTTCTAAAGGGAGGTTCGCATACATGGCTTCCTTGTCATAGAGCTCTTCAAGCAGTTCCAGGGCCTCTTCTTCCGAGTAATCCTTGTTCTTCTCGACATCAATTCCATTATCCATTAGAAGATTCTGTTCTATTTCCGTAAATAAAAGAAGCATTTCATTTCCCTCCTTTCAGTTTGCCCGCAAGCTTTGCGTGGGTTTTGTGCACCGTTGTTACAAGGCCAGTATCGGGATTGATATAAACAGTTGTCGATTCTCCTATCACTTTGAATGATCTGCGTCCTTTTTGATCGGTTGTAATCTGACCAATGCGCAGCGGATTATCTATTGCTCTCATTATTTCCTGAATGGATATACCTCTCTGATCCATTCTGTCAAAAACGTGATCCCCCATACCGGAGATCAGCACGCCGTTTACTCTTTTCCCCGCTATTTTTCTGGATTGTAGAGCCCTATGTTCCAGTTCCCTTCGTTTCTGCTCAAGTTCCTGCATCCTGGCAATGCGGCTGTCCCGTTCAGCCTTTGCGGCACTGTCATATTCGATTTTGGTGTGAACATTTTGAACCTTCCCGTTCCCCGGGTCAAACAAGACGATGCAGCGGCAATAATTATGCCTCCTATAAACCTCCCTGTCAACCGGATATGCATATTCCCCGGCAAGGTTGGCACACCATTCGCAGCAACCTGATTCCGCGATTCGCTTCACGGTCGGGTGCAGGCCCGCTCTGGCCTGGGCATCCACATTTTCACGAATCGCATCATTCACGACGGACTGGCTGAAATTCACGACCGGCTCGGCGAGTACCCAGGCGGCTTCCTCGTAGGTATCATAGCTCGACACCTTATCCACAAGCCCCTGCACACGGTCCTGATTAATCGTCGGTTTGACCGCATTCAGGCCGATACCGGCGGCGCGGTTCATGGTGTTCTGCGCCGTGACCGCCGCTGTGGATATCAGCTCGTAGTTATCGGTGAGCAGCGGGTCGATCAGCTCCTCCGCAAGTTCCTGATAGAAGCGCCCGTCCGGCAGGTCGCTCGCGGAGATTTTCAGCCTTATGCTCTCGGTGAGCAGTTCCCCCAGGCGGATCGCGTAGCGGTTGACCGTCTCGTAGTCCGCTCTCCCGTCCTGGATTGCCCAGTACAATGT